AAAAAGAAAAAACAAAGTGACTTAGGTATATTTATTATTGGATGGTTTGCGTCAGCATTGGCTGTAGGTGTCCCCACAGCTTGCCTTATTTTAATTAAAAAGTATTATCCTAATGCATCTACAGACTATGGTGATAAGCTGTCTATTATTGCTTATCTTTTTGGTGCTTTTTTTAGTGGTCTCTTTACTACGTATAGGGTTGTATGTAAAGCCTCCGATAAGGACATTGAAATTGATGAAAAAAGTGAAGAAATAAAAAGGCTCGAAATAGCACTTGAGGATAATAAGAAAGCCTATCGATCACTATCACCCAAAAGCAAAATAATCTCGCTGTTACTTGAAGTGCATCAAGCTTGCTCATCATTATCAAAGCAAGACGCAACAGCCCTTATAATGAAGAAAATCAGAGAAATAAATAGCGACAAAACCTTTGAGCCTCGTTTTGATGGTTTGCTAGAGCATGTAAATGATTCTGACTACAAAAGAGAAAGTAACCCAGCCAACCACAGTATGGCACCTAAACGTGCTCAATATAAAAGCATAGCTGGACATTATGTCTTTTATAAGAGCAAAAACCAATAAGCCTTGCCTGTTATATCCAGATATAACAGGCAAATAACTTTAGCATATGCTCATTCGGCAACGTGGGGATCCTGCCGTATACATTTTGCCAATTACCACACACTACTTACTTTAAAATGCCAATAACTACAACAACCATAAGATCAGCTCGAAAACAAGCTTTGTAACAACCAAATGGCGGTTTAATAAATATGCGACGTGACAGGTAATGCTAAATGGATATAGGAAACACATCTAATATGATTTTGTTTACCAAATCATATTTATCTCTAGGTCAGTTCAAACATTGTTCACGTAAGTAGGTTTGCAGGCCATTCAATTGTTTTGTAGCAGTTTCGATTCGCTCTCTGAGTTTGAAATAATCCCGTTTAGCGGCGTCAGTAAGTCGGGGGCCGGGGCCATCATCCACGCGGGTGGTGCTGGGCGCTCCGTTCTCGGGACAGGTTGCATTGAGCTGCAACCGCTTACGGCCAGCAGCAACATCGTGCTCAAGCTGAGCAATATTTTCCTGGGCATCAGCCAACTCCTTCGTATATTTGGCATCGAGCGCAGCAACGTCGCGCTGGCGAGTCTGCATGTCGGCGATCGTATCTTTTGTCAGATTTAATTCACGATTAACTTTGGTTAAAGATGCCTCTGCTTTTGTGAGCGAGTCCCGGTAATAAAGCGCAAATCCCACAGCGCCCAGGAAGAGCAGCGGCTTCCACCATGCCCGGACAAAGCCCCATAACACAGCCATCAGAGCACCCTGCGCGCTGCCGCAAAGCGGGCCTGTCTGTCTTCCAGCCCGTTCTGCCCACCGTTAATGATCTGCGTGACGCGCAGCAAATCGCCCGGATATTTCAGACAGCCTTTGCTGGTATAGAACCATGCCGCAGAGCGCGCAGCGCTGGCCTCTTCGGAAAGCAGCTCCGGGGTGTTGACAAGGTCGAGTTTCAGCGCGGCGCCGCAGTCGCGGTAATTCTCAAGTCCGGTGATCTGGATGAGCCCGCGTCCGCGATATTTCCAGCCATCACCAGAGGCGTTATTACCGAGTCGCTTGCTGTAAACCAGATTGGCGATCGCGCGCTGACGCTCAAGGTGCAGCACCTTTTCATACGTGCGGCGGCCCAGCATGTTGGCCTGCTCCTGAGTTAGCCGGCCAGCCCGGACAAAACCGTTCAGCCCTGCGATGCTGTAGTTGAAGCTCTCCACCAGCCTGGTAAAGCCGGTGCTTTCATGGCCGACCTGCGCAATGAACATTGCCTGATCGACCGGCGCAGTGATGCTGTACTCGCACATCGCCGCATCAATGTGCGGCAACCAGCGCGCAGCTAAGCTGGCGCTTAAACCAGCCGCCTGCTGAAATTGTTGTAGGTTCATTTGGGCCTCAGTACCTGAAACAGGCGCGCCACGTTGCCCCGGGCACGGAACACGGCGGCGCAGATGATTAAGTTGATGATGACCGACGCCCAGTGTGTGTTGACGTAAAAGTCGAAGGCGTAGCGGAACGGCACAGAGGCATACGCCAGAATAATAAGGTATGCCAGCCACGATGCCCACCAGTGGTGATGGGCACCGGGCTTGCGGAACAGCATCAGCCTCAAAACAATAGCCGAGCACGTCGCCACGTTGGTCAGTACCAGCGGATCACTTATTATCATTGGCTCCCCCTCTCCACCGCTGGAACCACTGCACGGGGTCTTGCTGGCTGGCGAACGTCAGGATTTTAATCGTCAGCGCAGAGAGGATAACGGCCCCCAGTGCATCAAGCGGCTTGTCGCTATATTCCGTCCAGCTGGCAAGCTTGGAGCCCACCAGCCCCGCACCGTAAACGCCAGCGATGTACGAAACAACAAAATAGGCGGCGCGCCGGATCAGGGTCAGGTCTGCAGCGGTGGCAACATAAAAGACCGCGCCGGCAAACGCGCCAAAAATTACGCCATAATCTGTGCCGGTCAGCAGCCCGTAGATGCTCGCACCAGTAAGCGCAGCGCCTGCCGCGACAGTTCCCGAAACCGGATCGGACATGTAGCCCCCTCTATTGCTATGCATCCTCTCGATAAGAGGGGAAAGAAATGATCACCTGCATTAAGTATGTTTAGATTACAGGACGCCGATTAATGAAAAGAAAAGGCTCGCAAAAGCGAGCCTTTTAAACTGGGGATGAATATGATATGAAAAATAATTATTCAAATAAAAAGGAATCCAAATATTGATTCAAGTCTATGACCTTAATTTCTTTAGGATTAAATCTCCCCTCTCTTCTTATTGAGGGTGAAAATTTTCCAGAAGCGATATCTAATTGAGGATTTGTAATTTGAGAAATCCTGAACCCGTACTCAGAAGAGAAACTTAGCTTCGGTCGAGCCTTGCTATCTTCAACAAAAAAAATTTCAGTTTCTCCAGATACTCGTGGCGTTATATCAGTCACAATGCCTTCTGGGGATCGATAAAGACAGTGCGCCTCGCCCTCAATTAAGTTTGTGCTTTCCCAAAGCATCCATCCGAAGACAGGCTCTCCTCCATTTTCTCGTACCATCCTGGCGACATTGTAGTAACACTCACCGCTTAAAGGTGTAAATGAGCTAATTTTAGTTAAAGTAAAATATTTAGATACCGTTGAGTTCGTGGGGCTGATTTCACCAATTATTCTTGAAACGTTATTACTCATTATACTTGGTGTTGTAGCATTCGTAGTATGAAAAAAGCCACCATAACCATTAAGCGTATGCATACCATATCTCCATATCAAATAAAGATGAGGTATACATTTTACATCAAGCAACGAACCTATTAGTTCCAAAAATAAAAGGTGAAAAAGGGGAATATAATAACTTAAGTAAAAAAACCGCTACGGTAAGCGGGTTCTGAACGGTGAATACACAATGCCCATCGTTAGAAAAATCATACCCATTTTTTTTGAATCTTGCAAGCATCGTGTCGCTAAAATGTTTAATCAGGCTTCTAACGTGTGATTTTGCGCAGCATCTTTTCCGCGAATGCTTCTTCCTGCCAGCATTTCGTCACCAGCAGGTTAATGACGTCAGCAAACCCGCTGTACCACTGATAATCCGTCATATCAGGCACCAGAACCTGCACATGACGGCGCGCCAGAGTGGTGGGAAGACGTGCAAACCCTTTACCACCACATCGCTCACACAGCTTTTGCACCGGCACGCCGTGTAACTCGGTACGCTTACGGTCGAGCGCCATCCCCCGTCCCGAACAGTCCCGGCAGGCCGTACTGATGCCCCCCTTCCCACCGCAGTGCTTACAGAGTTCTTCCACTTCCTCAACGCGAATTGTCGCATCCACGCTTTTGACGCCAGGATGCTTCACCACCTCCCGACGCACGCGCTTAACCCCTTTTCCTTCGCAGTGATGGCATTCGCAGCTGCTGGCTGCCGAGCGGGCATAGTCGCTGTAGGCGAACTGAGCCAGACAAAGGGCCATTTCCGCGCGTGCGCGCTCACCGAGTTTTTTCATTACGGCGTTATTTAGCGCGAGCGCATATTTAACCAGGCCATCAATAGCGGGCTGCGGATCCTGAATGCCCATTTTGGCAAGGAAGAGGTTGAACCCCAGCGCCGCCTTAGACTGGACGAGACCCTGCGCGGCCATTACATCCGAGATGGTCAGCGCAGCGCTGCCGGTGGCAGGTGTCTCATCATTGAATTTCGGTGATTTCGGGGAATAGAACTTTGGTAAGGCTTCGAGGTTCATGTGTGGTCTCCACTCCACTTATGACAGCACGCCGATCGCGAGCGCGCGGTCTAAAAAACGAAAAATCAGCTCGAGCTGTGAGCCATATTTTTCTTCGAATGCCACGGTGTCCCGATGGAGCTCGTCGTGATGCCTTCTGCACAAAGGCAATACGAAAAGGTCATGGGCTTTGGTACCCATCCCGCCCTGCCCGTGGCCGATCAGGTGATGGGGATCATCTGCCCGCTGGTTGCAGCAAGCGCAAGGCTGCTGCTTAACCCAGCGGGTGTATTTCTCGTTTTCCCAGCGGCGGCGCTTTGGCCGGAGCATGTAACTTTCAGGCGACTCAGGGTCGATTGTCAGCGCAACCACCCGCGGCTGTTTTTCCTGCGGCTTGTCGCAGTTCATTAGCGTCTTCACCGCACCAGCACGCTGTGCTTTCGTCTGCACCATTTCAGCAGCCGATGGCCTGGGCACAATATCGCTTTCCCGCGACACGCCCTGCACTGGCAAAGGCGGAAGGCGCAGCGCGCGGCGCGCCACACTGTCCGGCAGCGCATCTATGATATCCATCCTTACAACCCACCAGCACAACTCCGGCAGAGTCAGCTCGTGGGTATCGTCAAAGGCAAGGGAACCGCGCGCGACGCTGATAATCCAGGCTATCACATTGGAACAGGCAATTGCTGACAGGCGCTCAGTAAAATGTTCGGCCAGCTGATTATCACAGTGCCAGCACAGACGCAGCGCGCCGGGTTCATGTCTCATCGTGGTTAGCTCATGGTGATGGTACTCACTGTGCGGCCACTGGCAGCCGCCCTGCTGCTTCATCAGCCAGTGCTCCAGCCCATTGATGCCGCCAGCAGCCCGGATCACCCGCTCATCAGTAAAGAAGACCTGCAGTCCTTCGTCATCAGCCAGAGGCTGGTGCGCCGGCGGCACCGCGCCGCTCGGGAACCGTGCCATGCTTTCTGGCTGCACCTCCACCAGCACGCGCCCGTTTGCAAATATGGGCATCAGTTCCGGGCCAGGGCGCAGCAGGACGATACCCATTCCGCGCGCGATTTCCGGTGTTAACAGCGCCCTCATACTGTACCTATCCCAAAGTTACTGATCGTGATTTCCACCTTCCCTTTGCTGGTTACCGGCCCCCACTCCACCAGCATCTTTTTCACCTGGCTGTCGTCTTCCCAAACATGGGCCAGCGTCAGCGCATCGAAAAGTGCCTTCAGATAGTTATCCAGATCGCGGCGTTTCCGGTCAGGCGGGTAAAGCACCACCTCCACCTCCAGCAGGCTGGTAACAGGCTTGGGTATGCGCCGAAGTTGCTCAACAACTGCCGCTGCGGCATTGCTCTGATATTTGCGCCCGTCGGCGCTAACGAGATGACGGCCTTTTAGCGGCCCCTTAGTCGGGGCGCGCCAGTAGCTGTTAACACTGGGGGGGAAAGGCAGGGTCAGCTTCATGCAATGGCACCCCGCGCTTTCAGGAACGCCACCGCGCGATCACGTGCTTCGGCTTTGCCCTTTACCATCCCGCGCAGCAGAGAAACGGCCTCATCTTCTTCGGCCGTGCCTTTGATAGTGATGCCGCGGGCGACGCCCGGCGATATCGAGATAGCCCCTTTTTTTTCCAGCTTGCGCAGCATGTCTGCTGCAGCATTGGGTGAAGCGGCCCCCATAAGCTGGGCCACTTCTTTCTGTGTCGGCGGATACCCGTATTGCTTATGAAAATCTACCAGCATGCCAACTACCTCTTGCTGCCGTGGTGTCAGCTGTTTTTGCTGAGCAGCCTTAAATTTATGGGATGCTTCGTTCACAGCTCCCCCACGAAGTGACCAGCCAGATAGCAACGGCCTTCCACGTAACCGACGCGGTTGCTCATCTTGAGACACTGGGTGCGCTTCTTAGCCAGACGCGCGCGGTCCCGGTTACTCTTCGAGGCATCGAACGCAGCCAGGTAAGCATCTGCGGCACGGCGCCACAGGTTCTGCCTTTCCAGCTGGCAGGCCAGCTCTTCGAAAACTTCGTGTTTCAGCTTCTCGTTTTTCATGATCTGAATCCCTCCGGGACCTGGCTGTAATCAACACCGGCATAGCTGGCTTTAAATGCGCTGTCGTCGCGCTGCATGCTGCGTTGCTTCCACTGCTGGCGAGCCGGACGTCCGCGCTCTTTCCAGCGGGTGGCGCTTAGCAGGTAGCCTTCAAGTTTGCTCGGGACGAACAGCGTCTGCGGGCGCATGTAGTCGTACATTTCCGTGTCGTGCCAGTGCTCGTGTTTGTAGTCAACAACGAGCTGCAGGTCGTCCACCGAATGACCTTCGCGCAGCCGGGCCCGGATGTTCTCCAGTGAGGATTTCGAGTTCTGGTAACGCGCGCCGGTGACCAGATTCAGATGCCTCAGCACAGCAATCGCTTTATCGGTGATCAGCTGCTCAGCGTCGGGTTGCCCGGCAACCTGACAAGAAGGTTTTTTATCTGATGGTTCTTGTTTTGAATTTACTGACGGATCGTGTCCAGATTCTGGACCCTGAGAAGCCCCGTTTTTGCGGTTTTCCGGACGTTCAGATTCTGGACGTCCAGTTTCTGAACCTTCGGATTCTGAACGTCCAGATTCTGAATGTTCAGAAACTGGACACTGAGAATAAGCACCGGCAGCCGCCTGGCGCAGGCGCGGCACGTTCAGCGTGTAGATGTTCGTACCACTGCGCTGGCCCTGACGGCGTTCTTTACGGGTCAGCCATCCGTCACGCTCAAGCTCACCAACTGCGGTAATAACGGTGCTGCGACCGGCGCCAATCTGGCGCGCGATGGTGTCGACGCTGGGCCAGCTGATACCTTCATCGCTGGAGAAATCAGCCAGGCGCGCCAGGATCAGCAGCTTCGTGCCTTTGATTCCGGCACTCGCGCAGCCATCCCACACGTACGCTGATAACTTAACGCTCATGCATCCACCCTTTTGAACTTCTCGCGGAACCGCTCAACAGGCTGCATGCAGTCGTGCGGGTAACCAGCGCGCCGGAAGATAACCTGTCGTTTTTCGGGGTCGTAACCCGTGACGTGGACTTCAGTTCCCCGCCAGTCGCGGTATCGTCTGTTGAGTTCCTGCACGCGAAAGCCTCCGCCTGGCGATTAAACTCCCCTACCATCTGCTGAGCGAGCTGGTAGCTGACGGGCACACAGTGGCCTGATAATCTCACTGCATACCGGTACTGCACCGGACCGGCTCCGCCCGGTACCGGCAGCGCAATAAGTTGCGACCTGCGGTAACGTGTTGTTAAACTGTTCATGCGTAGTTTCTCCACTATTGAAAAGACGCGCCCGACGCCTCGAGCTGCACACTCGGGGCGTCACCTTTTCTGGTGCTCATAAACACTTCTACTGCCTGGTCTGAAACCCCATACAGCGCCATGAATCCCATGAACCCGTGGAACTGGTGGCGAATGGTCCTGCGAAACAGCTCTGAGAGCTTTTTGCGTTCATGACGGTCAATTACCCCATCCTCAGCCGCTTCAATCTGCGCCTGCGCCAGCTGCCCTTTCGCCGCGCTGGTTTTCATGTCGATCGCGAACAGGTCCACATTGTCCATGCTTTCCGGCTTCGGAACGTCCACCAGCAATTTGCCGACGCGCGCCGCGGCATATTCCGCCAGCATCGAGACGCCGGACAGATCCTCCATGCGCTCCAGTTCGGCCAGCGTGAAGAAGCGGCTGCCGCATTTCTGGTACATGTGGTTATGAAAGGTGTCGATGCTCATGCCGAGATCGGCAGCCATCCCGAGACGACCGGCGGGATGCGCCTTACACATCGCGCTAATTGCTGCTTTTATGCTGTCTACCATCTTGTTTGTCCTTTGGTAGTTACGGCTAAGCCGCTTTTTCGTTACGCTTTTGATAAAGCGAAGCGTCGTATTTGAGCTTTCCTTTGGTACGAGCAGCTGCTTCTGCTGCGCGACCTTTCGGGATTAATTGCCCGGGTCTTGTACGCCATTGATAAAAAGCTTCTGGCGACACTCCAAAAAACTCAGCAGCCTTGTTCGGTGAGCCAAAATACTGCTCAAGTTCAGTCGTGGTCATAGCGTCCTCCTAAGAATATTTAGATATTATGATCTAATCTTTTTTAGGTCAATAAAAACTAAGATTACTTAGGTTTTCATTTCTAAGGGTTGAATCGTGGGAACACTTGGCACGCGGTTAAAGGAATTAAGGAAGCAAAGAAAGCTTACCCAAGGCCAGCTCGGTAAAGCGCTCGGGGTTTCAGATGTGACGGTTGGATACTGGGAAAGGGATTTGAACGTGCCAGGCGGTAAATCGCTAACAAAGCTCGCTCAATACCTTGGCGTAAGTGAAGGGTTTCTCTTGTACGGTCGGGAAGATGAAGCTAACGTTGGACCTGCACCTCTTGCCGCGCAACAAATCCCGATCATTAGCTATGTTCAGGCTGGTGCCTGGTCAGCTGAGTGCGACGCCAGAAATCTTGATGGAACGGTGGATTATATTTTGACGTCAGAGTTTCATTCTCGTTGCACCTTTGCCCTCAAGGTCAAAGGAAAATCTATGGAACCCGATTTTGTTGAAGGCGATGTAATCATCGTAGATCCCGAATTACGCCCCGGCCCAGGCGATTACGTTGTCGCTAAGAATGGCGGTGACGAAGCCACATTTAAGAAGTATCGAGCACGCGGAGTCAGCGAATCTGGCGAAGAAATATTTGAACTCGTGCCGCTCAACGAAGACTACGCTGTCAGAAATTCCTCTAAAGAAAAAATTCATATCGTCGGGGTGGTTGTCGAACACCGCCGGATGATGCGCCGCAAGTAAAACCTTCCCCCCAGAGAATCTAAATTAGTTTAGGTTTTCTGCTTGACCTTTAATCTAAGTTATTTTAGATTTTCATGAATGAAAGCGAACAGGCAGGACGCCCACGAAGTAGCCGCCGGTGGCGCATGAATGACCGGATGATTCAAGCAGTATTCATAAAACCAAGCCGTAAGACTCTTTGTGGCGGGCCTTTCTTCCTTGATGTCACGGTCCCGTTCATTTTTTACGCAACACACAAGAGTATCACCGGGTAACGGAATCATAACCCAATCCACCCGGGCGGGACTCCTAACCGCAGGTGCTCTTCTGTGTTGTGTGGAGAAACTACCTAGCGGCCAGTGCAGATGGCCGCCCCTTTCACGGGAGTGAATAAAACCTGTTTAAACAGACTTACCCCATTTCGCATGGGTAGGGTTGCTACAACCAAAAGACAGCGCGGTGCAGCGCAAAGTTAAGTGGAGGAAAACGCATTGAATTACGAAAAAACGAACGAGCTCGCGAAATCAGGCCACCAGCTGGTGGTGCTTTTGGGCACGCAGAACGGCATGCATGAAGCCGCTTCTCTTGTGCAGCGTATGGCCGGGCAGCTCGATATTTTAGCTGCAGTGTTAAACGGAAAGACAAAGCTTTGTGAACAGCTGACGTGGGAGAATGCGGCGCTGAAATCTGCAATTCAGACGCACAGCGAATCAGTTCACTTCTGCGAGGTTTGCGGGAAAGACGATCCGTGCAGCACAGATGACGTTTGTCATGTGCTCAAAGAAACCCCGGACACAGAAGCATGCCTGCGCGAAGTAAAGGCGCAGGGAGCCGAAAGCACCACAGCCTATATCAAGTTGAGCATTCAACATCTTCCTGAAGATCAGCGGATTACATATCACGACGCAATCGAACTCTGCTCCGGCGCTGCCGCCCTGCTTCGGAAAGGCGGTGCCGTATGAGCAACCTTAGCATACTCGATATGTGCTGCGGCAGCCGGATGTTCTGGATGGATAAGCAAGATACCCGTGCTGTGTTCACCGATATTCGGGCAGAACAGCATGTGCTTTGCGATGCGCGTACGCTGCAAATCAGCCCAGACATTATCGCCGACTTTCGTTCTTTACCATTTGCTGACAACACATTTGCACAGGTCGTGTTCGATCCGCCTCACCTTGAGCGCGCTGGCGAAAATAGCTGGATGCGAAAATAGCTGGATGCGAAAGAAGTATGGTGCACTGAATAAATTAACGTGGCCACAAGATATTCGTGCAGGATTTTCTGAGGCATTTCGAGTGCTGCGCCCGCACGGCACTTTGATATTCAAATGGAACGAGACGCAGATTCCGGTAAGTCAGGTGATCGCACTTACTGACGAGAAGCCGACCATCTGGCAACGAACAGGCAAGGCGGATAAGACCCACTGGATTATTTTCTTAAAAAGGGGCACAGCGTGAGTGAAAAAACAGATTACCGCGCAATCGTCGAGCGCATCGCAGAGATTCTGCATGGCAGCGTCACTGATGTAGATCTGCTGACCGTTACGGTGCAGGTGATGAAAGAAAGGAACACGAAGCTTGAACGAGAACGTCGTTTGACTGTTGAAAGCAACAGCGCGGTGGTGAGTCTGGAAACCAGCGTATGGACGCCAGCAGCGAAATGTGAGGTGTGTGTGGAAGGTGCCCGCGGAGGGTGCTCCACCTGCGCTTTTAACAGGCAATAAACCGGGTGCAGCCGGTATAGGTGTGGAGAGAGCGGATGGCCAAGTTAATGAAAGCGAGTGCCTGGGGGAAGCGTGAGTTTGTTCCGGGCTCGGTTCCAGATAACAGAACGATTAAACGCTGGGTAGAAAACGGCCTGCTGCGCGGGCGCATCGTAGACGGTATGGTCTGGGTATGCGCAGGTGAGCACTGGGGCGTTGACTCAATGATTAGCGAAAACGTTCGCAGGCTAATTCAAGAGGATTAAGATGGCCGGCAGACCACGTAAAAGGGAAAACAGGCATTTTCCCGACTACCTCTATTTCGACAAAGAAACCGGGCAATACCGGTTTCAACTCATTACGGGGAAGAGAAAAAGTATTGGTACTGATCGTGCGGTGGCGATCGCTATTGCACGCGAATATAACCTCCGCATGCGACCCGAATCAGTGCCATCTATTGAAAGCCTGGTTCGAGAGTCCGGAGGCATTAATGGCGAAGCAAAACCGTTTGCGGAACACGCACAAGCGCTACTTGAAAGAGCTATTCGCGATGAAAACCCAGGCACAGATGCGAAGGCTGTTTGGCTGAATGATATTGAGCGAGTGAAAGAATTTTTCGCTGATATTTACGCCTGCAATATCGATCTGGAGCACGTTAACGGCTATATCAAAAAATACCACAGCGAAGCATCAGCGAACGTGCAGAACAGGAAAGTAAGTTTTCTTAAAAAGCTATTCAGCTATGCGGTCGATGAGTCGCTTATGATGGATTAACCTGCCCCCAGAGTTAGATACAACCTTCAGTTAGTAATGTCGGTTGGTTTTTCTTCATATTTCCCGTTTCGCCAGCCCGCTGCAAATTCAGCCGGCGTCAGGTAATTCAGTGATGAATGTGGTCGA